AACGACATGCTGAAGACTCAATTGATCTTGAAAAACATTATCACTCCAGAAGATTGGGAGAGAATGAGTGAGCATATTCAGTATGACTTCCTCTATGACAACCACTTCTCTGAACTGAAAGAAGCAGAACTGATGAATGAGAGGTTAACTCTTGCTCAGACTGCAGAACCATATGTTGGCAAATACTATTCTCAAGATTATATTCGTCGTAAGATCTTGCGTCAGACTGATATTGAAATTCTTGAACAGGATAAACTGATTGAGGATGAGATTAAAAAAGGAATCATTCCTGATCCAGCAACCATTGATCCTGCAACTGGACAACCTTTAGATCCAGCAGCAAGTATGGACTTAGGTAAACCACAAATGGAACCTGAGATTGATGGATCTTCTACCGAGGCACCAGAAATGCCTAAAGGTGGTGAAATCTAATACATAAATACTTTTAAGTTGTATATCAATACTAAAAATGGATGACCTTTTGGATATGGTCGCTAGTGATGAGTCTCCATCACAAATTAGTGACAAGATTAAAGAACTTCTTTTCTCCAAATCTGCTGAAAGAATTGACGCATATCGCCCCGAAGTAGCAGCTTCTGTTTTCGACGGCGAAGATGTTGTTGATCAACTCGATTCTGAAGAAGAAATCGAGGATGAGGTAGAGGAAGAAGAGGGCGAAGAATAAAATAAATAAATAACTAGTAAATGATTGTTCTAGCATAATGACGGCGTTAAATCCAGTAGGAATAAATTCCGCCTTACCTATTGCCAGTGGAGCTAATAGGCGGGGCGTTGATCAAACTGCACATCAGTCTGAATACTTAAGAGTTGTAGCAAAAGGTGCGGGTTGTCACATTGCTATTGGAACTCTTCCAACAGCAGCAACGACTAATTTTTATGTTCATGCGGGTGAAGACGATATTATTAGTCTAGGTAAAGTCTCTGCTCAGAGAGTAGTTGGTGTTACCACTGGAACTACAACAATTATTGATTTCCCTGAGGGAACGGGTCAACCATTTGAGGTTGGTGATGCCGTCACTCTGACTGGTGTTCCATCTTATCTGACTTTCACACATAAAATTGTTGATTCAGTAAATACAACCGCAGGTGTAGGTGGTTTCTTCAATACTAGAATTATCGTTAATCACGATTCTTCTGGTATTCATACCAACTATGTCGCACAAACTCCTGGTCCTGGATATGCAGAACTAAGAGGTTCGTTTATGGTTGCCGGATATGGCGACGGAAGTGGAACTCTACATTATCAACAAGTTCAAAGAATCTAAGCAGAGTATCATGAAACTTATCAGAGAAGAGATCGAATCGGTAGAATTCATCGTCGAACAAAAAAACGGCAAGAAATCTCTTTATATTGAGGGAGTATTTCTCCAAGGAAACATCAAAAACCGTAATGGTCGTATGTATCCTATGGAAACTCTGCGCCGCGAAGTTTCTCGCTATAACGAAAACCATGTTGTTTCAGGCAGAGCACTTGGAGAACTCGGTCATCCCGATGGTCCCACCGTCAACCTTGACCGTGTATCACACAAGATTGTTTCACTGAAAGAATCTGGATCAAACTTTGTTGGCAAAGCAAAGATTTTAAGCACACCTATGGGTAAGATTGCTGCTGCTCTTGTTGAAGAGGGTGTAAGACTCGGCGTATCTTCTCGTGGTATTGGTTCTCTTAGACAAACAAAAGAGGGAATCAATGTTGTCGGTGATGATTTTATGTTAGCAACTGCTGCTGATATTGTTGCCGATCCTTCTGCTCCTGATGCATTTGTTGAAGGAATTATGGAAGGAAAAGATTGGGTATGGGATGGTGGCATCCTTCGCGAAAAGTATGCACAGAAAACATACAGAGAGATCAACACTCTGGTTGATCAAAGCGCATTAGATGAGAAAAAGTTAAATTTATTTAATGATTTTCTTTCTAATCTTTAATTTTATAAATAAATATAGATTTAATACAGGTAAATCGGAGAGTTCAAATGTCTCGTGGTAAGCAATTACAAGAAATGGAAGTAAAGACACAGCAATCTCGCACCGCTGTTAATGCTGGAGCAAAACCTGCTGATCCAATGCCAACTATGGCGGATCCAGGCACTCAGTTAGCGAGTGTTGAGGATCTTGGTGGTCCTACCCCAGAAAACTATAAGCCCGATGATGATTCGGCAAAACTGAAGGAGCCAGGCGGCACCCTTAAGCAAGTTAAGGATGTTGTCAATAAGTCTGCCGGTAAGGCAGATGCCATGCCTAAGGGTATGAAAGAGGACGAAGAACTTTCCGACGAAGACACCATTGAGGAAGAAGAGACTGTGACTGACGAAGTAGTTGCTGAAGAAGAAACTACTGAGGTTGCTGAGTATGACATCGAAGAAGATGTCAACGCTCTCCTCGGTGGCGAAGATCTTTCCGAAGACTTTAAAGAAAAGGCAAAGACCATCTTTGAAGCAGCGATCAATGCAAAAGTCGCTAGTATTAAAGAAGAAATCGAAGCTCAGTATGCTGAAAAACTGAGCGAAGAGATCGAGGAAGCAAAAGTAGCACTTGGTGAGCGTGTAGACTCCTATCTGGAGTATGTCGCTGACGAGTGGTTTACTGAAAATGCCCTCGTTATCGAACATGCACTCAAGACCGAAATGACCGAATCCTTCTTGGAAGGCATGAAGGGTCTTTTTGAAGAACATTATGTAACCATTCCTGAAGATAAGTATGATGTATTAGAGAGCATGGTAGACAAACTTGATGACATGGAGACAAAACTCAACGAGCAGATTGATAAGAATATCTCTCTCAACAAGCGTCTTTCTGAGGCGACTGCTGATGGTATCTTTGAGTCAGTTTCTGATGGCCTTGCTGCTACTCAGAAAGAGAAGCTCGCCTCACTTGCAGAGAGTGTAGAGTTTGAAAGTGAAGCAGAATATCGTGAAAAGCTGGAAACTCTGAAGGAGTCATACTTCTCCAGAAACACAGCAGCTGCTCCTAAGACCGAAACCCTTTCCGAAGGTGTAGACGAGTCCCCTGAATTCCATAGCAATTCTATGGATCGCTACCTTAGAACCCTGGGTTCGTTCTCAACGACCAGCAATTCCTGAATTTAACATTAAATCAAACGCAAACTTTTTACTTTAGGTAACCAGCAATGTTCCAATCCGAACAGTTGCAGGAAAAGTGGGCACCTCTCCTCAACTATGAGGGTCTTGATCCAATCAAAGACAACCATCGTAGAGCGGTCACCGCTGTCCTGTTAGAAAACCAAGAAAAATTCCTTAAAGAGCAATCTTCCTTCGAGCAAGGCGGAATGCTTACCGAGCAACCAACCAATGCTGTTGGTTCCAACGGATTCCAAGGCGATGCAACCGCTGCAGGTCCAGTTGCAGGTTTCGACCCTGTACTGATCTCCTTGATCCGTCGCTCAATGCCTAACCTGGTCGCATATGACCTGGCTGGCGTTCAACCAATGTCTGGTCCTACCGGACTGATCTTCGCAATGCGCTCCCGCTACACTAATCAGAGTGGCACCGAGGCATTCTACGACGAAGCAGACACCACCTTCTCCGGTCAGGATGCAGGATCCGATCTTAGCAACGGCTTCGCTGATGTTGCTGCAGGTATCGGTTCTACAATCCAGGCTGGTAGCAACCCTGCTGCACTGAACCCAGTTGGTTCTGCATCTTCCGCAGGTTACACCGTTGGTGGTGGCATGCGTAAGGATGATTCTGAATCGCTTGACGGTACAGGATCAGATGCCTTCAACCAGATGGCATTCTCGATTGAGAAAGTCACTGTAACCGCTAAGTCCAGAGCACTCAAAGCTGAGTACTCCTTGGAACTGGCACAAGACCTTAAGGCAATCCACGGTCTGAACGCTGAAGCGGAACTCGCCAACATCCTCTCTACTGAGATCTTGGCTGAGATCAACCGTGAAGTTATCAGAACTATCTACAAGGTCGCTGAGCAAGGCGCTGTTGCTAACACCGCTAATGCCGGTATCTTCGACCTGGACATCGACTCTAACGGCAGATGGTCCGTTGAGAAGTTCAAGGGTCTCCTGTTCCAAATCGAGAGAGATGCGAACGCAATCGCACAAAGAACTCGTCGCGGGAAGGGCAACATCATCATGTGCTCTGCTGACGTTGCGTCTGCATTGACCATGGCTGGTGTGCTCGACTACACCCCTGCACTCAACGCTAACCTTAACGTTGATGACACGGGTAACACCTTCGCTGGTGTTCTGCAAGGTAAGTATCGTGTATACATCGATCCTTATTCTGCAAACCTCACCTCTGGAAACGCTGCAAACGGCAACCAGTATTACGTTGTTGGTTATAAGGGTACTTCTCCTTATGACGCTGGCATCTTCTACTGCCCATATGTACCTCTGCAGATGGTACGTGCCGTGGGTGAGAACTCCTTCCAGCCCAAGATTGGCTTCAAGACCCGCTATGGTCTCGTTGCTAACCCATTCGCAGAAGGAACCAACCAGGGTCTCGGCGCTCTCAAGGTTAACCAGAACCGCTACTATCGTCGCGTTGCTGTTAAGAACCTCATGTGATCCATCGGACACATATTTTTCCAAGGACCCTTCGGGGTCCTTTTTTTGTATAAATAGCTGTAAACCAACTGAGGACAACAATGCCCTACCATATTAAAAAGCCAAGTCTTGTTGATGAATCCATCACCGTATATTATGCTGGCAATAGAAGGTGGACAGATATCTATGATGATAGAATTCAATATAACAACGAAGCAGATGCTAATGCTGTGATGGAAAATCCTGACGGAAAGAATGGTGGATGGAGAAAAGCCACCGTTCATGCTGAGTGATAAGTCATGGTCGCTGATGTAAGAGATTCTTCATACAACCAGATTGACAATAGAAACTTTCTTGCACCTACTGGTTTTAAGTTTACTCTTACCAGAAGTCCAAAAACAGCATTCTTTTGTAATCAAGCAAATATTCCAGATCTATCTCTAGGTGTAGTTGATCAACCTTCTTACTTGAGGGATATTCCAACACCTGGAGATAAAATTGCTTTTGGTGATTTGTTTATTAGATTTTTAGTTGATGAAGATCTAAAGAACTATATGGAAGTCCAAAAGTGGATTAGAGGTCTAGGTTTTCCAGAGTCTATCGCAGAGTTTAATAAGTTTGAATCTGGTGGTGTTCTTCCTACTAGAACCACCAATGAGAGAGGGGATGATATCTATTCTGATGGAACTCTCCAGATTTTAAGTAGTAATCTTATTCCAAAATTCAATGTCAATTTCAAAGACTTGTTTCCAGTATCTTTGACAACTTTGACATTTGATGCTACAGATACAGACATCCAGTACTTTACAGCGGATGCTGAATTCAAGTATACTATCTACAATATAACTGATTTGAACGGCAACGCCATATGAGTTTCGATCTTGATTCAATTCAAGATATGTGGGAGAAAGACGCAAAACTTGACAGAGACAATCTTCATGAGGAGTCTCTGAATATTCCTTCTCTTCACGCAAAATATTTTGAATTATATAATACTATCTTCCTAATGAGGAAGAAAGCAGAACAACAAAGAAAAAATATTCGCCATGAGAGGTACGAATACTTCAGTGGTAAAGCAGACCCAGATGTCTATATCGAAAATCCATTCCCCAAAAAAATTCGCGATAAGGACACAATGCAAAAATACCTTGACGCTGACGAAAAATTATCTACAGTGTGTTTGAAGATAGATTACTATGATACAATGTTAGTATATCTTGAAAGCATCTTAAAACAGATTACAAACAGGACGTATCAAATCAAGAATGCTATTGAGTTCATGAGATTTAATGCGGGGTTAGGATGATTGATGATTGGACCTATGAGAATGAGGACTTTGATCCTGATGAAACTTACATAGAATTACAATTAGGTCCTGAAGACGTACATTTACTCTATAAGTCTGTCTGCTTTCATTTAGATAAGTGGACAGGAGGTCATCCTAGTGAACAGGAAAGATTGCAATATTTTAAAAACTTTTTGTATAGAATAGTACTTGAATATAAGTTTGGTATGGATTGATAAATATCTTTAGATGAATGGATTGTTGTGAGAACGACTGACCTTGTTATTTCCAAATCCAACGAAGTTTTTTTAAAGATAAACACTGAACCTCATATTGAATATGAATTGAGGGATCATTTTAAGTTTGAAGTTCCAAATGCGAAGTTTATGCCACAGTATCGTGGTAGAAATTGGAACGGAGAAATTCATTTATATGACATGCGTTCTAAACAGATCTATGTTGGTCTGCTAGACAAAATTGTTAATTTCTGCAATCAGTACGGATATAGTTATCAATTTGAAGATAACAAATTCTATGGAACACCATATGAGGAGAATGATGGTATCTCATATGAAGGTGTGAAGGATTACATGAGTTCTATTTGTTCTCATTCTCCACGGAAGTATCAAATTGAGGGAGTATACGATGCTCTAAAACATAATAGAAAACTATTGATATCGCCAACTGCTTCTGGCAAATCTTTGATGATTTATTCTCTTGTAAGATATTACGTAGACAAAGGTCAAAAAATCT